ATTGTTTTTGCAGTACTCACTACCATGTTCGCAGTTACATATCTGTACAAAAGAACCATCTTCTTTTACATTAACCATGCACATTAGTTTTTACCGCCACCTAATGAACATGTGCTACAAGAACCTGTACAAAATCCGCATATCATGGTAAATCATCTTCTTTTAAATTCTCTAAATCTATATAATCGTAATCAGACCAGTAATAAGCTTTACTGTAAAAATTTCTGTTTTCCCAGTCATAGTCGCTTATTTTTTTAATAAGTTTATAAACTTCTTTAAAAAAATAACCTAATAAAAATCCAATTACATAATCCATGTTGGAGATTATATCATAGAAATTAACTGTACGATTTTTTATGCCAATATTTATTTCTATATCTATCTATAAGTGTTGAAGCATAGTCTTTTTGTTGTAGTAAATCGTATTCATCATCTTTGTAAGCTTTATAGCTACTAATCCATGAATCTCTTTTAAATGGTATTATCTGTGCAATAGGTGTACCTTTTTTGACTATACCTTCATAACTTTTACTAACCCATACTGGTAAAGTAAAATTAAATGTTAATGTATCGCAATCAACTATTGCTGGAACTGTTTTAAATGGTAAGTTCTGATGTGCTTGCGGATGAATTACTAATAATGAGTAACCTTTTGGTAATTTAGGTATTACTCCCCATAAATATTTAATTACATGACTGTGATAACCATTTGGTGCTTCAATTAATGTAGAGTTATCTCCATGAAGTTCAAATGGATTATCTTTAACTTTCCAGTCAATATGATAATTTTCATCTTGTTGTGTCATAAAAACATCGGTGTGTAGCTGCACATAATAACCAGCTTGTAAAACATCTACATAAGGTGGACACTTTTTAATTGTCATATTATTTGTAGCGCTTGATATTTTTAATTTTTTCTCTGGATAATACAACGCCATTTTTTTAAACCACTCTGGCATGTAACTTTTCGCTGGTATAGGTTTTTGTTGTAAAGTAAATATTTTTTTGTTACGCGCAATAAATTTAATTCGCATTTTTTTGATAAGAATTACTAAATTTACCCATTACATTTAATGTAGCTTTGTAATCTTTTTCTTTCATCTTATTGTATGGTACTACTTTGTAATTATAATTTTCTCTTTTGTATGGCACTATGTAACATAAAGGTGTTCCTTTTTCGATAATTATTTCATCTTTATCAGAAGTAAATAGTATTTGTGTGTTAATTTGATGAAATACATCACTTTTAATTACCCCATAAGCAGCTTGAAAATCTTTATTGTTATGATAAAGCATTGGTATTTGCCTTACACTATATCCTTTAGGTGTATAAACATTCCATAAACTATTTATCTTAAATACATATTTAACATTTGATGATTCATAATAATCTTGAAATTGACTTGGTTGATGAATGCTTACATCTACCCAGCCGTAACCAGTTGGTGTTTGCCATTTCCAAACATCTATTTCTTTATTGTAATATAAATAAATATCACAAGGCGATGGTATAACATAACCTTCTCTAAGTATCTCGACAAAACTTGGACATGATTTTGCAGTTTTTTTTGTTTGCATTAAATCTTTATCATCTAAAGAATATGGCATTTTTTTAAATTCTTCTGGTATGAAGTATTTAGCTGGTTTAATAATTGTTTTTTCTGATAACTCTAAATTATGTGGACTAGAAAAAATTACTTTTACGTTATTAATTCCCAACTTTGACCGCTCTCGTTCCAATAATATGACTCTCCTTCTACTACTGGCATTTGTACTGGTGCTTCCCATCTTGCGGTTTCAGTATCTAAAACCCATGAATCGTATGGTTGTGGATTTATGAACATATCGTTTGCTGCATCATAAACCATACCAATACCACCATAATTGCCACGAAATGGTGTTTTACCTTCAGCATGTTCATTATAACGAGTATTTATGGAAGTTCTTAAAACTGTAGCATTTTTTAGGTCAGAATAAAACTCTTCCCACGATGAAAATTCGCTGGGTAAAGTAGAGGCATCATCTTCATCGACACCTTTAAAAGCATCTACAATTATATTGTTGTCATCTATGATTACATAATGTGCCATTATTTCCCCTAACTAAAACTAATATTTCCAGAACCACTTTTTAAAAATATGTGTATCTTATCTCCATAAGTTTCTTGTGAATAAGTTAATCCAGCGCCTATTGTCGGTGTAAGAGATGCGTTTATAATAAGATAAATAAAACCACCGCCACCATTAGATGATGTTCCGCCGCCTTGTGCTGAATTAGTAAGACCATGACTATCACTATTGGATATTGCGCCAACTCTAGTAATTTCTAAACCAGTATGGAGATAAAATGGTTTACCAGCAGTTGTACCACCTCTATCGTTACCAGCATTAAGAAAAGAACCGCCAGCGCCACCTTGCGCGCCGCCACCTCGACCGCCATCGCCACCATCGTTACCTTGACCTACAGTTCCAGAACCGCCACCTCGACCCCCTTCAGAATTGTATGGTAAGTTTTGAAAGTGCGTACCACCGCCGCCGCCAGAACCCCCAGTTTGTCCATTTCCAGAACCCGATTCGTAATTAGCTGACCCAACGCCGCCACCACCACCGCCTATCGCGGTGTGCGTACCATCTTTGTAAACTAAAGTAGTGTTACCACCATTACCGCCATCTGAACGTGAACCATCGCTACCCGTACCTTGTGAACCTGCTGCGCCGACTGTAACTGCATAATCAACACCCGAAGCAAATAAAACTCCATTCCCTTCGATAATACCGCCGCCGCCACCGCCGCCGCCATTGTGCATACCCCAACCTGGATGAGACCTGCGGTCTCCGCCACCGCCGCCGCCAGCTGCGATTAGATATTCCATTTGAAATGGTTCTGCTGGTTCTTCTTGTGATTTAGCTACATTAGTAAATTTACCACCAGCTAAACCACCATTACTGATAGATTTAATTCCCACTCTTACTCCTAACTTATTTCTGAACCAAAAGCTGAAAAAGTAACGTTTGCATCAGAAGCCCCAACGCTCACTACATCTGTATCTCCTAATGTGATACCTAATGTTAGAGTTATTGTATCGTTAGCGCCAATGCTACTGTCAAAAGCAAGATAATGTGAATCTGCCAATGTTGCGTTATCTGGTTTTACTGCGATTCTAAATGTATTAGCCGCAGCTTCTCTGTTGCAAATAACGATAGTAGATATGACTGCTTCTGTGCTTGATGGAACTGCATATAAAGATACATCATTTGCTGAAGCATCTCCTACTTGTCCTAACACCTTATAAACGTTTGCCATTTATTTCTCCTATTCCTTTATGCGCCTATTAATAAAAATGGATGTATGTCTGCTGGTACTGATACTTGACTTACTTTTACTTTTTTAACTGAAGTTGCATCAGTATCATATACAAGTATTTCATCATTAGCTACATCAACTGTAATTGAAGTACCATCAGTTGCGCCATTTATATCTACTGCAATAGCGCCAGAACTGTAAGATATACCATTACCACCAGATAAATATGATTCAACTAATGAATCTGCATAATACAAATTAGTAGAACCTTCAGTTAAGTTATCTGTAGTCTTAGTTGCTAAATCTGTATCAAATAAACTAGATGAATAGTAAAGATTAGTAGAACCTTCTGCAACATCATCAGATGTACCAGATAGTTCTGATAAAGCATCTTTGCTTTCAACTTGTGAATCTACATAAGCTTTTGTTGCAGCATCTTGTGCAAGTGTTGGGTCTGATACGCTAGTAATTTTATTACTATTCATATCTAAATCACTTGTTGGTGCAGTAAAGTCTGTTATTTTATTTGATGTTGTTGTTGCGCCAACTTGTGCAGCGCTAACACTATGTGGGTTAGAAGTATCTGAAGTATGAGAAGTTAAATCTCCAGAAGTTGCTAAACCAGCTTCACTAGCAGTTTGATTAATCCATCCAGCTGCTACTGAATCATAAGCAAGAACTTCGTTATCAGCAACTGATGCAATAGTTACATCTGATAATTCTCCTAAAGTGTCTAATGTTAAAAGTTGTGTGTCAACATAATTTTTTGTTGCTGCATCTCCACTAGCAGTAGGTTCAGCTAGGTTTGTAATCTTTGCAGAACCTGCATCTAAATCATCAACTAATGTAAGTGTGTGTCCAGTTTTTATGGTAACTGTCGTACCTGTCGAACCTGCTATTTGGTCAACTTGTAATTCACTCATAATATTTTACATTTTCCTTCTACTACTAAAGTGTTAGTGTCTGCTATATCGACATCTCCTACTACCGAATAATTATAACCATCATTTGGTAAGGTTACGTTGCTATTTATAGTAGTTCCATTTTTGAAAAAACCATACTTCTTAATGTCATCAATGCCTGCATCAATATTATTTAACGCAGCTTCGCTTAATGGAGTTGCGCCAGCTACCCACGTTTGTTGTGTATAATTTGATTCTATATTAGCCAATAGTGTCAGTCCTTTCTATCTGTATAGATTCTACCGCAGTTTTTGTTCTGCTATATAGCACTCTTGCAAACATTATGCCAGAATCTGTAGTTGCAGATGCAGCAGCGCCACTAAAAAATCCTATTTCTTCTATTGTGCCAACTGCTTCTTCTGGTGCTACATAAAGATTAGTAATTGTNATTCCAGTACCACCAGCTATTTGTGATGTAACTGCTTTTCTAAAAGTTTCATTACCTAACGTAGTATCAGCAGTAGTAGGTGCAGTATTGTCAGAACCTATACCAATATATTTAATTTCGCAGTCAATAACATTATTTCTTAAAGCTTCAGCTAATAAGTTTTTTCCAGCAGATGTAATTAAATTTTTTAAATTTTGTTCATCAACTAAATTACCATCTTTATCAAAAGCTTTTATTTTTAAAGTTCCTTGCCAATTTAACATACAACTAAACTCCCACTTACAAATGTTGAGTTACTAGGTAATGGACATGCCAATACTGTTTCAACATCTACTTCAGATATACTAGCAGTTTCTGTGCCACCATCAGCTCTAACAACTAATACTTCTTCTGTGTCTATGTTTTCTGATATTTCAATAAAAGCATCAGAAATCTTGTCATCTATATCTCTAATAAATGATTCAAAAGTATATTCTGGTGGAGAAGCAACGCACTTAACATCATAAAATGTAATACCATTTCTAAATCTTATTCGTATGTGGTCAATAAGAAATATGCCAGATATATCTTGGTCAAATAATTGAAAATCTAAAACCTGTCCAGCTCTTAATCTTTCTGGACTGTTTTTAGTAGTAGTAAAACTAAGTAATGTACTTGTTTGTGCAAATCTATCTAAGTAACTAGCAGCTACATCAATAGCAGCTTCTGAACCTTTAATACCAGATTGTGTAGTTGCAGCATCAACATAACCAGTTGTGCTACCACCTTCTAATGCAGCTATTCTATCTACTTCTGCATCATCTCTTGCTAATGCAACTAATTGATATTGCCCTTTATAAGTTACTCGTAAAGAATCAGAACTTCCTATTGCAGTATCTGTAAACTCTTGTACTAACTCTGTTGAACCTAATGATATGTACCATTGATTACTTGTATCTACACCACGAATACCTACTGTTTGAGTTACATATCCAGAACCAGTATTAAGTTCAACTGTTGGTATCTCGTTAAATGGATAACCAACGTTAAATGTTTGTCTTGTACCATCTCCAATAAAAAACTCTTCTTGTGTATCAGTAACGTTTTTAACATTTGTTACAAATTGACTATTACGATATTTAAAGTTTGCTTTATCAAAAAATGGCATAGGATTTGTTAATACATCTGCATCACGAACTGTAAATGGTGCATCGTTAGAAGTACGCTCATAAAAATGTAATGCTTTATTTTCATCAACGTACCATACTGCGTTTGTGTATTCAGATAAAGTTCTCATCGCTCTATCTCCATTA